TCATAGTAGTACACACTCCTTGTCCTCCTTTTCCCCATTTATAGCCTGCCTAATATTAAGAGGATCAAAATGAATGGTGTATCCTCTGTATTTTACACACGGACCGTATTTTTCTTTATAATATGAGATAGCAGAGTCTAGAAACCATTCAGTTACACCTAAAAACTCAGCAACCTCATATTTTTCTTTAACTTGTAAGTTATGCGCTTTCAAAATTTCAGATAAAGGGACAAGCTTTTCATAAGCCCATCGCCTAGCTTTATTTTCTTGCTTAACGTTGCGTAGGTCATTTTGGTTTGTAATATTTCCTCGGGAGGTATAAAAATGACCCATCTCTTCCGCCAAAACGCAACATTTATGCGTATCATCTTTAAGAGAGTTGTTTAGCCAAACAACACCGTTATAGTAAAGACCTTTGATCTCTCCTTTGATGCTTGTTTCCACGACTAATAGCCCAAGACGCTCAGCCTCAACTAATAGTTCTTCGTACCTCACTCGCTACCCCCGCCCTATCTTTTTTATTTTTTACCCCTTTTGTCTCTTACGAATTCTTTAAAGCGCTCTATTTCTGCTAACTCTTCCTCTGTCCATACTTCTCCATCGTGGTGGGCCGCTATAGTGTCGTCATCCTCGTAGTCCTTCATAGCGTCTTCTGCATTAGTCTTCTCGAATTCTCTATCGGCTTCCACCATTTCGATTTCGGACATACGTAAACTTTGGTAATGGTGTAGCCTCTCTGGAGGAATACTATCTAGAGCTGCACTCATGTCATTATCTACGTAGATTTCATCTACTGTCGTCCCTAAGAAATTTGCGTATTTTTCCGCCCATTCTTCATTAAGAGGAATGTCACCGACCTCTATGTCGTCAACATCTGATTCTGTTATGCCTAGAGCTTCGCTTGCCTCTTTCTGCTTAACGCCTTGTTCCTCCCTTGCCTTTTTTAAGAGACCTCCAAAGTCAAACGGTGATTCAAAATCAGGGTTGCTGCTAGCGCCCCATCGCTCAAATAGTTCTGTGGGCTTTCTAAATGCTGTTCTGCCCAATAGGTAATCAGTAGATACTTTAAAGTGGTCGGCTATAGTTTGTAGTTTATCGATTCCAGGAGTAGCCGCTACCCATTTTCTAATTTGCCCGTTTGATATACCAGTCTTTCTTTCTAACTCAGCAATTGTTATCTTTTCCTCAGCGCACAACATTTTTATTTTTGCCACCAAATCCAATCTTATCAACCTTTCGACACCCTAAAATAAGCAAAATATCTTTTTTGATATTTTAATCATTGACAATTATCAAATTTGATAATATAATCTAGTTAAGCCAATTGATTTGCTAAAAAAGACAATAAAGATACACGCCATTAGCATTCATTTTTTAAGCTGCCAGGCTGATAAATGCTTGATATATGGGTTTTTATAGTCTTATTTAGCTATGCACACATAATATCTTATTTGATAATTTTTGTCAATGCTTTTAACTAATTGGCTAAAACTAAAAGGAGGGTGACTATGAGGGACAGCATGATTACCGACAACGTAATTGCTCATATACGATCTGAGCTTTATAAGCAAAACATGGAACACAGACAATTGGCTAAAATGCTTGGCATATCTGGGGCTTATCTATCGGATATCCTTACAGGCAGAAGGACAGGTCTAAAAGCTCAAGAGCACGTCAAACATGCCATGGCTATTTTGGGGATCAAAAAGAGTGAAGTCAATGCCTAAACTCTACTACGACTACAAGGACATCATACGCTTGCTAGACCTTGGCTCATCTACAACGGCACACCGCAGGATACAACAACTTAATAAAGAGCTTGAGTCCATGGGTTACAAGGCGGAGCCAGGTAGAGTGCCAGTCAAATTTTTCGAGGACAGATACCCTTATGCGCCAAAACTGGAGGAGGCGATTAATTAGATGAACGAAATCATCCCAACGCAAGAAAACAAAAATGGTCAATTGTTAATTAGTGGTCGTGATCTGCATGAGTTTTTAGAAATTGCAACACAATATACAAAATGGTTTGACCGTATGAAAGAGTACGGATTCGTTGAAAACACTGACTTTGTTACAGTTAGTCAAAAAAGTCTAATAGCAAACGGAGGGTATCAAGAGCGTATTGACCACCACTTAACAGTCGACATGGCAAAAGAAATTGCAATGTTGCAACGGAGCGACAGAGGTAAACAAGCTCGACACTATTTCCTTGATTTAGAAAGGAAATGGAACAGCCCTGAGATGGTGGTAAAAAGGGCGATGGATCATTTAAATGCTCAAATAGCGAATTTGCAAACTAGCAATCTCTTACTTGAACAACAAGTAAACGACCTCAAGCCTCAAGCTCCTTATGACGACGTAGACTTGCAAAACGAGTCCTTGTTATCTATCTCTGAGATTGCCAAAGAACTCGGCATGAGCGCTATCGGTCTAAACCAAAGGCTACATGACCTCGGAGTGCAGTACAAAAAAGGCGGTGTTTGGTATTTGTATACCAAGTATCAAGACAAAAAAGGCACACAGGACTCCGCCTATGCTGTCGTTGCCAAGAAGTCTAAGGCGCCAACGAAGTGGACGCAGCGTGGCAGATTACTCATACACGAATTGCTTAAGGACGAAGCGAACAACAAGGAGGCTTAGAGCGTGGACAGCGTAGAGCACAGACAACATGAGCTAATTGGTAAGTTGCTTAAAGAGAGGCAGTTAGATGCGCAGGAGTCACAAGACCTTAAGCACTGTCATCAGGTACTGACTAAAAGGATGTGGGCGCTCGCCCAACTCGAGAACCTATCACTAATGGCATCTATGACCGATGATACCGACTGGCAACATCAGATATGCGCTGAGATAGATCAACTTGGAGGGAGGTGATGAGGTGATCAAGCTAGTAAGGACGGATGGCAATAACGTCTATGTCAACCCTAGTTACATCGTTATGGTGGAGGAGACAGTCGATGAGGATGAGATTGGTACACGTATAGTACTCCATGACGGGAGGATGTTTAGGGTAGCTAACGACTGCCCAACAGTCCTATCTAGGATACACCTGGCGACACAATAATTGTAGAGAGGAGGCTTAAGAGTGGACAGGGAAAAAAGTAATCCTGTTTGGACAATGAGTCTGATAAAGGACATAACAGGACGGATCGAGTCCTTGCGCAACCAACCAAGTGTTGATCTTATGGGATCGGCTGCGTGTTTGCTAAACCAACGTATCCAAGGGACGATAGACGTCATGCATTACTTAAACGTAAACGAATTGATAATTGGTGATCTGTACCTACTAAAGCTACGTACAGACGACATCGTTGTTACTGCAAATAAGGCTCTGGGTATTAACACTAAAAAGGAGGTGTTAACTAAATGACTGTAGGCGAGATGCACTTACTGACGCAACGCTTTAACCGGATTACCCAGGCTAACGTCGCACAAGTCACACGGGACGCTTGGCTGTGCAACTTACAAAGCGACATCGAGAGTATGTACGGCGGTAACAAAATGATAGACACTCATGCGGTAGCTATGCACCAAGCCATAACTGAGGAGAGGGTCAGCCTATGCTAGGCAAAAAGATGAGGAGGAATAACAATGAGCCAAAAAGCACAAATGACTTGTAAGCAATTACGTAAGGCTTTGCTAGATTTGACTTTTTACTCAGATGTCGAGTACGACAGTGTGCTGGAATTGACGGAAGCTTTAGAAGTAAATAAATGTACCGTAAACGTTGAAATAGAGCAGTTAGGAAACCAGTTAACAGATGAGGATCTTATAGACGACCCGCTCGGACTTATCATGGGGGATTTAGTCAAACAAGAAGTCCAACAAGAATCGCATGTCAATACCGTGCTACACGCAATAAGGATAAAAGGGTTGACCTACGAAGAAGCGTTTAGGCAAGTCAACAACTATTATAACGAAACGCCAAGCGGATCAGATGAGGAAGACCTAGCGGAAAACGTAAGAGTCACGCTACGAGAACAACGTAGCAGTGTGCTTGAAAAATTAGAAAAACTTACCCTTAAACAGCTGAGTGACATCGCAAATCGATAGTTTCGATCATCGTTTGATCTTGAGAGGAGGTTATCAGCATGATGATCGAGGTCGAGACGATCAACGGCCATCGTCGCGGTTTAAGAGCTGACGCTATTGTCCAAGTGTCGGAGTTGTTTGATAGACACGATGATGGCAAGTCAAAAGCGTTAATCGTCTTGAGTGGTAAGGAGGTTTTTGTCAAAAACAGTTATGACGAGGTTATGGACAAATTAGCTACAGCAGAGCGTATTGCTGAGCTTGAGAGGAGGTGAGTAAGGATGTCGACATATGCCCTTGTAAAGTTTGGTAGTATAGCGGATTTACTTGAGTCCGTCGCCAGGGAAAACGGTGTAACTAAATATAGCCAGGTCGTGGAAAGGCTAAAAAATTACCGTGACAAAACCGCTAAAATCGAGATCGTGGGTTTAACAGATGTTAATGATAGCGACGATGTCACTACGCAAGATGATCCGCCTTTTAAAGCTCCATCTGTACCGTCATCGATAGCTGACATCATCAATAAGATAGCCAATCACGCGTTGGACTCCGCTATAGATGAGATACGTCGACAAGGGTTACCCTACGCCATAGTAGACAGAGAGCTAGCAGACTACTACAACAAAAGTGGAGCGCCCGAGCTATCCTGTCAATTAGCGATTACAGTAGCTAACGTATTGGAGAGTGAGCTAAACGTTTTTGTAGAGATTACTAGGTTTGCCCAAGTAATGATGGACACAAAGGACTATCCAAATATCAAAGAGTCCCTAACTAATCTACTAAAGTCAAGAGTTAGCAAAAAATGACCACTCGGCAAAGTGGCCACAAAAAAATTGTCATTACTATTATAACACGAGGAAAAGGGGATGACCATAGATGCAGTACTCGTTACTTATTAAGGCAGACAATCAAAAAGAGCTGTCTGACATCGTAGACAAACTAAACGGCGATAAACCATCACAAGCGCCTGCACTCACGGGGCAAGGTGCACAGATACAAGCAGAGTTACAACAGCAACAACAACACATAGCTAGGGCGCAAGGAGCACCACCAACACCACTAGCACCACCAACACCAGTGCCACAACAGGCATATCAACAAGCAGCGCAGACTCAAGCGCCACCTATGCAGCAGGCACCCGTAGCACAACAGCAACCGCAACCAGGTCAAGTCGCTACAAGTGCGCCCACTTACAGCTATGACGATATTGCCCGTGCGGCAACGCAACTAATGGATATGGATAAACCGCATGATATCACTCATCTATTTAACGCCTTTAATATCCAAGGCTTGTACGACTTGCCACCTGAGCGATATGGCGAGTTTGCTGCCAAGCTACGTGAGTTAGGAGCGACGTTTTAATGGCGACCAAAGCAGAGACTAAAAAACACGCTGACAGGGCACACGCGCGACTGTCAGCAAGCAGCTCCAAGCGCTGGCTCGCCTGCCCGCCGAGTGTCCAATTAGAGGATCAGTTTCCTGATCCAGAGACGAGCGAGTACGCCAAAGAGGGGACTTTAGCTCATGAGATCGCAGAGCTTAAGCTAACCAAGTACTTTGTGGAGGGGATGGCGCGGGCAACGTATACACGGCGGTTTAACAAATTTAAAAAACATGAGCTCTACCAACCTGAGATGGACACGCACACAGACACCTATTTAGAGTATCTCAAGGGCATTTATCTTAACAGTCCCAGCAAACTCTATGCGGCGATAGAAAAACGTGTCGACTACGGTGCTTATGCCCCCGAGGGCTTTGGTACAGTGGACTGCCTGATGATTGGTCGGGATACCTTGTACATTACAGACCTTAAATATGGCAAGGGTATCCCAGTGGAGGCGGAGGACAACTCGCAAATGCGATTATACGCCCTTGGCGCCTATGAGGTATATAAACTCCTCTATCCTATTACGCATGTGGTGATGACAATTGTCCAGCCTCGTCTAGACAAGATATCCAGCGTCGAGATGGCGTTAACGGATTTGCTCGCTTGGGGTGAGTCGATTAAGCCAATTGCTCAGCAAGCTTTTAACGGTGAGGGCGCCTATAACCCAGGAGAGCATTGTCGCTTTTGCAAAGCTAAAACGGTTTGCCGAGCACGGTCGGATAGTTATACAGCGCTAGAGGATTTTGGCGGTAAAAAACCACCGCTTTTAAGTAACGCAGAAGTAGGAGCTGTGCTTAAACGGGGCGAGCACCTAGACAAATGGGTCAAAGACCTCAAAGAGTACGCCTTAACCGCAAGTTTAAAGGGGGAGACAGTGGACGGGTGGAAAGCCGTTGAAGGCAGAGGGTCACGCGATTATGTAGACATAGATAAAGCGTTTGACCACCTTAAGGCAAACGGTGTCGAGGAGTCAGTCCTCTATGACCGTGTACCCTTGACGGTACCAAAAATAGAAAAAGTACTAGGCAAGGCGCAGTACACAGAGTTATTAGATGAGGCGGAGCATGTTGCCCATTACCCAGGTAAGCCCGCTCTAGTGTCCGCTAGCGACAAGCGGCCGGCGGTGACGAGTCTTATAGACCCAAGGGAGGACTTTGGGCAGTGACTCTGATGGTACACACCAAAGTACAGCTTGATAATTTTGTACACGGTACCGTATCTGAGATTTGTGTCACGGGTTTTGAGTTTGATGAGGTCATGACTCTTATTGACCAATATGGTATCAAAACAGAGTCTATGCAAGATGCTCCAGATGGGAGCGAGATAATTATTACAAAGGAGATTGATAGTATGACAGACCAGTATAACACACGCTTAGTCACAGGAGAGGTGCGTTTTAGCTACGCGAATCTACTCACGCCTCGCACCGAAAATGGGGACACAGAGCCTAAATACAGCACCGTTGTCTTACTCCCTAAGTCAGATGTAGACACCAAACAGCGCATTGATTTTGCTATCCAGCAAGCAATCGAAGAGGGCAGAGTTGGCAAATGGAATGGGGTTGTCCCTCCTACAGTCGCTACGCCTGTCTATGATGGCGATGGTGTCCGTCAAAACGGTATGCCGTTTGGTGAGGAGTGCCGAGGACACTGGGTATTTACAGCTAAGACCAATGCTAAATACCCGCTTAACATCGTTGACCTAGGCTTTAACCCAATCATTACGCCAACTGATATCTACAGTGGCATGTATGGGCGTATCGCTGTTGACTTTAAGGCATATGACCACGCAGGGCGTAAGGGCATTGGGTGCTATATCTCAACCAACGTCCAAAAGACACGCGACGGCGAGCCACTTGCAGGATCAGCGCCTGCGGCGGCAGATGATTTTGGCGGAGCCGCACAAGCTCAAGCACCTTACGGTCAACCAGCTCAACAAAACTATCAGCAACAACCAGCCCAGCAGTCTTATGCGCCACCAACTCAAGCAGCACCAGCACCGGCGCCACAAGCACCTTACGGTCAACCAGCTCCACAAAACTATCAGCAACAACCACCAGCTCAAGCAGCACCACAAGCACCGGCGACTCAATTTGACCCAAACCCAGGTCAACCTATCAACTACGGTTATAACGGGCAATGATCAAACACTTATCGGTGGACATCGAGACCTACTCAAGCGTAGACATTAAAAAATCGGGACTCTACAAGTATGCGGAGTCCCCCGATTTTGAGGTACTCCTGTTTGCGTACTCAGCTGATGGCGCACCTACTCAAGTTGTTGATTTGATATCAGGTGAGTACATACCGTTTGATATCAAGATAGCACTGTTTCGGGGTTACACTCTAAATCATGCGCAAAACGCAGCGTTTGAGTGGTATTGTCTCAGCAAACATTTTGGACTTAGTAAAGAGCACAGTCTCGATTGGTTATCCCAATGGCGGGATACACAGCTACAAGCTTTATACTGCGGGCTACCTGCAAGCTTGGACAAAGCGGCTAAAGCTCTAGGACTACCAGAGGACAAACAAAAGATGGCAGTCGGCAAACGCCTTATTAGCTTATTTTGTACGCCTACTAAGCCTACTAAGACTAATGGTAATCGCACACGCACACTCCCACACCACGAACCGGAGAAATGGCAGAGTTTTAAAACCTATAACATGCAGGATGTCGAGGTAGAGATGGCCATTGATCGTGCGCTCAAACGTTTCCCTGTGCCAGATAATGAGCAGAAATTATGGGAGCTCGATAAGCGTATCAACGCCCACGGCGTCAAGATTGACAGAGCGCTTGTTGAGGGGTGTCTCTCTATTAACAGTCGCCTATCCGAGCAGTTAGATAGGGAGGCTAAACAGTTAACAGGCTTAAGCAATCCTAACAGCACACAACAACTAATCCCTTGGCTAGAGGAGCAAGGTGTCGCAGTGGATAACCTCCGCAAAGAGACCGTATCTGAGTTACTCACGACAGCAGAGGGCGCTGTTAAACGTGTCCTAGAGATACGCCAACAGTCCTCAAAAACAAGCATCGCAAAATACGACGCCATGCTTGCCGCAGCAGGCGAGGATGACCATGTACGAGGACACCTACAGTTTTATGGCGCTAATCGGACCGGTAGATGGGCCGGCCGCTTAATACAAACTCAAAATCTGCCTCGTAATTACCTTGACACACTTGACTTAGCCCGTGACCTCGCCAAAAGAGGTAACGCTGAGACCATGAGCCTGATCTATCGCAATGTCCCGGATGTACTCTCACAGCTCATCAGGACGGCGCTTATACCAAACGATGGGCATAAGCTTGTTGTATCCGACTTTAGTGCGATCGAGGCACGTGTGATCTCATGGCTGGCAGGAGAGCAGTGGCGATTGGACGTCTTTAACAGCCATGGCAAGATTTACGAGGCCTCAGCATCGCAGATGTTTAGCGTACCGATCGAGCGCATCAAAAAAGGCAACCCCGAGTACGCCTTGAGGCAAAAAGGTAAAGTCGCCGAGCTTGCACTAGGGTATCAGGGAGGCAGTCCTGCACTGATTAAGATGGGCGCCCTCAGCATGGGATTATCAGAGGAAGAACTCCCCGACATCGTCAAGCGTTGGCGGGCAAGTAACAAGCGCATCGTCGACCTTTGGTACGCCGTAGAAAATGCGGCAATCGCTACGGTACAGACCGGTCAAACCCAAGGAGTAAGAGGATTGCTGTTTGCGATGGAGAGTGACATAGAGCAGGGGTTATCCTTTTTAACGGTTACCTTACCGAGTGGGCGCAAGCTCTATTACGCTCAACCCATGCTAGCACCTAACGACTTTGGTAAGACAGCTGTGCATTATTACGGAGTCAATCAGACAAGTAGAAATTGGTCGCTGACAGGCACATACGGCGGAAAACTCGTGGAAAACATTACGCAAGCCGTCGCAAGAGATTGTATCGCCGTTGCCATGTCTCATTTAGAACAAGCAGGCTATCAAGCAGTTATGACCGTCCATGATGAGGTCGTCTCAGACGTACCCGAGGCACTCGCTGATAGTGACAGAGTCAATGTGTTAATGAGCCAACCGATTGAGTGGGCGCCTGGGCTACCCTTAGCGGCAGACGGGTTTGTCGCCGATTATTACAAAAAAGATTAGGAGGGTTGCAGATGATAAAAGTCGACAGTCTCGATGCTATCAAAGAGGAGTGTAGATATTGGGCTAAATCCGCAACAATATGGATACGGCAGAGCAAAAGTTACAAAGACCAGCGACATTACATGCGGCTAAGACAAATTTATCAAAAACACATACCCGTAAAAGTTGGCTCTATTATTGTGGACTACAAAATAGTGTCAGCGCTGCTTAAAAAGATAAAACGTCTTAAGGTGGACGTAGAGATAACAAAATCTGCTCTCATCATCAAATACAGAGATCCTAAAGCAGATGATGAGAGTCGAGGATCATGTACTCTTAGTGATCTATCAGACTATTACAAGGGTTTTAACCACGTACCCACTGCGACAATCGAGGTGGGCGCATGACGGATGGATGGACGTCTAAAGGTAAAGGCGCTCTAAGATTTAGCGCTACCGATCAAAAAGAGCCTCTTAACGGAGAGGTTAAGACATACACGCTGCCAAGCGAGGAGCTAAAAAAACTACGAGAGGAGACAGGCTATATGGTGCTATCTAAAGAGCAATACCTACAAGCTAAAGATCAACTTAAATCAGACGCAACGATTTGTGAGGAGTACGATTTGCCTTTGTCGAGACTTAACTTACTCAAAACGGAGTGGGGACTCATAGGCAAGATACGGACACCCTACACGACAACTAAAGTAACCAAGCAGCAGGATAACAAAGATTTGCCAACGCCTAAAGATCAAGAGGCTACGGTAATAAAAGTACCAGACTCAAAAATACCCGCAACAGCTAGTTTTATCGCTGACGAAATAATCAAAGCTGATCCTATGATAAGTACTGTGGATTTATGGATTGTCATGGACACAACGGACGATGATGGCCCAGATAGTATCAAGGGCATATTTAACGCAGAGGCAGATGCCAAGATATTTATAGCTGAGTACGTATTAAGTGGCAGCGTTAACTCTGATTATCTACACCTAGCCAATAGACAAGTAGAGATTAAGGGATGAGATTTTTGGATTTATTTGCGGGCATTGGTGGCTTTAGGCTGGCATTTGAGCAGGCTGGGCATCAGTGTATCGGCTATGTCGAGATTGATAAATTTGCACGTATGAGCTATGAGGCCATACATGACACAAGAGGGGAGTGGACGGCGCATGACATCACAACCGTACCAGATGAGTCTATTCGAGGACTCAGAGGACACATTGACATCATCACTGGAGGGTTTCCCTGCCAAGCTTTCAGTGTTGCTGGGGCCCGCAGAGGATTTGAGGATACTCGAGGCACTCTCTTTTTTGAGATCGCACGCTTCGCAGATATTATCCGACCTCAGTATTTGGTCCTTGAAAACGTCAAAGGACTCCTTAACCACGACAAAGGCAATACCTTTGAGACCATCCTCGGGACGTTGGATGAGATGGGGTATGACGTGGAGTGGCAGGTGTTTAACAGCAAAGACTTTGGTGTCCCACAAAACAGAGAGCGGGTGTACATTATCGGACATCTTAGAGGACACCGTAGACGACAAATACTACCTATCGGAGACACAAATGCAAAAGCTAGTATACCAATTAAAATAATCGCTCATGACAAAAAATACAGGATGGGTACACAAGTCTTTGACCCGAGTGGTATCACAGAGACATTAGGTACATGCCAAGGCGGCGGACGTCAACCTCATGTCGCCATCATCGACGATCAAGGCAGACAAGGCAAGTCATATCACCAACCAAAAGACCTCGCACCTACACTAAGAGCTACAGGTTACAAAAACCCTCCTAAGGTTGTCAAAGCGGTTTTAACGCCTGATCGAGCCAACAAACGACAAAACGGCAGACAGATCAAAGAGGACGGCGAGCCAATGTTTACAGTAACTGCTGCTGATAGACATGGCGTCCTAGTGATAGACGGTGAGGATCATTATGTACGCAAGCTCACGCCTCGTGAGTGTTGGAGATTACAAGGTTTTCCCGATTGGGCATTTGACCGTGCGAGAGAGGTCAACTCAGATACACAGTTATATAAGCAAGCAGGTAACTCTGTGACAGTACCTGTCGTATACGAGATTGCTAGGAGATTGGAGGATTAAGCATGACTGACACAAGCTTAGTAGGACGTAAGGTTAAATGTGTTAGCTATTACCCTGGATATAAAATAGGTAAGATTTACGAGATAACTGAATATAGGGGTCGCGGTAGGGATACTAGAGTTTACACACGGGACGAAGACGGTAATGAAGATTGGTTCTACTTAAGGGGTGCTTGGCGTGAGTTTTTTGAACTCATAGAGGAGGATGAAACAGTGGAAAAAGAGTATCTAAGCATGAGTACTGAGGACTTAGTTGGTAAGCGACTGGAATGTATTAAGCCACATGGATGTTTTTACGTAGGTAAAACGTATGTGGTAGAGAAAAAGGACAGTGATAAAAATAAAGTATGGATAAGGGATGCTGAAGGGGATTTAGACTGGTTTTTTGTAGATAGCAAAGAGGTTTATGACGTTTGGAAATACTTTAAACTCGTCGAAGAATCTATCTCAACGCCTGTTATCGACTCTGACAAATCCATCGAGGAGATTATCACTCAAGCGGTAGAGCTTGCCAAAGAGAGCGCTATACAGGCGATAAGAGGTAAAGGGCTAAGATACGATGATGCTTACCAAGAATTAAACATTACGTCGGAAAAATATATATCAACCGACAAAGCGACGTACTGGACGGCTCTGGCTGTACGGAATCGGTTAGAGGATGAGAAGTCTGTTATAAGAGGTGTCCTTGACAACTTTGTTATGCCGCAGACAAACGCCCAAGCAGAGCAACGTGTCAAGGATTTAAAAGAGGTTTTAGGAATTGAGGAGGAATAGGAATGAAAAAAGTGAGATAAATAGTTTAGTAGCGGAAAAGATCATGGACTGGGCAGTGAACGAAAACACCCCGTATGGAGATATTTTTATAGATAACGAGGGGAGTATCATACCTCTATTCTATCCTTCTTGGCAAATGGAGGATGCTTGGAAAGTAGTCGAGAAGTTGAGGGAGAAAGGGATGCTGATAAAGTTGTATGAAGCAGATCAACATTATTCAGCTTTTTTCAGAAAAGTTGGCTCATTTTACTTTGATTCAGCCGAAGCTGACTCTGCTCCAATGGCAATCTGTTTAGCTGCTCTTAAAACTGTTGGCGTGGAGGTCTAGGGATGAATAAGGAAGAAGAACAAGACTTAGCACTCCGCATAGTAGAATTAGAAGATTTTATACAGGAGTGGGAACAGAACAAAGATGCAAAGGTGGTACTATCCCTTGAAATAGGTAAAGGAAATATAACAAGAGTGACCGAATACGACTTCCCTTTTTCTAGATTCTTTTGTGCCGCAAGACTAGTACAAATGAAAAAGGCTCTTGAGAGAAGTCGTCTTATGGACAAGATCAAAGAGGGTGGAGGTTGAGGAATGAAAATCAATGTTGAAAAAATGCTTAAACAAGCGGAGAAAGACCGCATAAAAGCCATTCAAGATAAAGACGCTCGTGAAGACGGCGCAATGCAAGAAATAGAAAGATTTAACGAAGAATCCTATTCAGATGTGTTTTTATACGGATACTATACAGGGAAATCCACTGCCTTAGAGGAGCATGTAACTGACTTATTGGCTATTAAGCACCATCTACTCAAAAAGGTTATTGAAGCGATGAAAGAAGACATTAGAATCTATGAAGCGTCTGACTACACTCGTTTTGATAGTGCAGTACTAAATGTATTAACCCACTATAGCAGCCAATTAGAAGCTTCTTTGAGTGAAGAGGAGGATGACGAATGACAAATGACAAACCAATGAGGATAGGCGATCTTATTTGGCGGTTGCAGTATTTAAAAGAGTTACATGGCAATCTGCCTTTATATCATGAGTTTATAGACGCTTATGAGAATGTACAATTGGAACCGTTAGAAGACACTTCCATTATATTCGTAGAAAAAGTGTTTAAAGACAGGGCATATCAGTTACATCACGAAGCGGTTGACCTAGAAACCTTAGACCCTAAAGACAAGCGGAAATTAGGGCTGATTATCGGATGAGGAGAGGTAAGTATGCCTGATGATCTCTACGAGCATCGCGCTAAAAAGCAAGGAGATGTAACGCCTAGGGCTCTTTTAAAAGAGTTACTCGATCAACTTGAGTCTGGTGACATCATCGTTAAAAGCCTAGCGCTTGTCTATAGGACTGAGGATAGGGAGGTCTCATCATGGACAGTAGACAGCCATGTTGAGGGCCTAGGTATGACTGATATTTTACGAGAGAGCATTATGAGAGATTACTTGGGGGTGACATGATTATGAGGATACGTTACAAACCTAAAACAGATGCCATAGCCAACCTTATGGCTGTTAATGGCATCTATACGATAACACAACTGGCAGAGATGTCCTATACACACAGATTGACAGTCGGTAAGATTGTTGGCGGTAGGATCAACGTAACAAAGACAGTTGCTGATGATATAGCCAAGACATTACATTGCAGGACACATGACATTTTTGAGAGGTTTGGGACATTATGATAGTTGGTGTAGATACTGCGACATTACCTGTTCTCAAAAATGAAGAAATGCGCAAACTGTTTGTCCTCATGCAGGATGGTGATCTATCAGCACGGGAAGAGCTTATCAATGGCAACATCAGACTTGTTTTGAGCGTCATTCAAAAGTTCAAAAACCGTGGTGAAGATGCCGATGATTTGTTCCAAGTCGGATGTATTGGACTAATGAAAGCCATCGATCATTTTGATCTTAATCGAGGTGTCGCTTTCTCGACTTTCGCCGTGCCTAATATCGATGGGACAATCAGGCGGTATTTGCGTGAAAATAAGCCACTTCGCGTATCGCGTTCACTGAGAGATATTGCTTATAAGGCTTTACAAGTGAAAGAAAACTGGGTTTCTGATTATCGGCGTGAACCGACAGCTGAAGACATGGCGCAGCAGCTCGGAGTTCCTGCGGAGGACGTCACTTTTGCCCTAGATGCCGTTCAACATTCTGTTTCATTGTTTGAACCTATTTATAACGATGGCGGTAATCTTATCACTGTTATGGATCACATTGGTGACGAGAAAAATAAAGAGAGTCAATGGATTGAAGAACTTGCTCTCCATGAAGCCTTGGGAAAATTAGGCCCTACGAAAAAAGACATTCTATCCCTGCGGATTCTTCAAGGAAAGACACAGAGGGAAGTCGCTGAGGAACTTGGGGTTTCACAAGTACAGGTTTCCAGACTTGAAAAAGCTGCCATTAAAGAGATGAACAAACATATTGAATTTTGTAGGGACTAAAGATAGGAGCGCTTGTAATGGATAACGCTATGTATACCATTGATTGGTTGGGGCTTAGCCTGCGTCGGCAACCATGGCGATTAATAGAGAGGAGTTAGGCCCATGCAGTACGACAGACAGATAACAATCTCTGCCGCAGGCAGTCGACAAGCTACCTTTTGGCAAACACAAACCCTCTACTGGTCTGAGATGGTCGATAAGCTCCGTACAGCTGTCAGACACCCAGAGATGCTGCAAGAGTACCTTAAGCTACCCAAGCCGCAGCAAGACAATCTTAAAGACGTCGGTGGTTTTGTTGGCGGCGAGTTATCAGGTGGCCGGCGCAAGGCGCACACCGTGATCAGTCGTGACCTCTTGACACTTGACTTAGACAACATCCCATCAGGAGGGACAGACAAGGTACTCAAGCGGTTAACTGAGCTTACGTGTGCCTTTGTCACCTACAGCACGCGCAAACATGAGCCACACCGCCCAAGGCTTAGGGTCATCGTACCCCTGAGCCGGGCGGCCACGCCGGATGAGTACGAGCCTCTCGCACGTAAGTTAGCAGAGATCATTGATATAGAGCTAGCAGACCCCACAACTTTTGAGGTTAATAGACTGATGTTTTGGCCCTCGTGCTCGTCGGACAGTCAGTACGTGTACCACTTTGCGGATGCTAAGTTTTTAGACACGGATATCCTCCTCGCGCACTATACCGATTGGCGTAACGTGCACGAGTGGCCGCAAGTACCGGGAGCGCCTGATCCACGACTTAAACAAGCAGCTACGCAAGGCGACCCGACAGCTAAGCGCGGGGTCATCGGCGCCTTTTGTCGGCAGTACGATGTGCCGACAGCCATTGATACCTTTTTGTCTGGGCTGTACGTGCCCACAGACACGCACGATGACAGATACACGTATATAGAGGGATCAACTGTCGGTGGCGCTGTGCTCTATGACCATGGCAACTTTTTGTACTCTCACCATGCTACGGACCCATGCAGCGGCAAGTTAGTTAACGCCTTTGACCTGGTGCGTCTGCATAAATTTGGCGAGCTAGATGATGAGGCTAAGCCGGGTACACCTGTTAATAAGCTGCCATCGTTTGTGCAGATGTCAGCCTTTGCGCTACACGATGCGGGTGTCGCGGATGTGATTAAGCAAGAGCGATATGAACGAGCTATGGAGGACTTTGGCGCTGACGGTATGGTTGCTGGTGATACGGTGGCGCACAGCACCGAGGCAACCGAGGGCCAAGGGGCTAAGCCTGATATGAGTTGGACTAAGCGCCTCAAAGTGCACCCACAGACAGCGCAGCCGGAAAAGACGATAGATAACGTGATGATCGCTCTTAATGGAGATCCCTTACTACGGGGCCGAGTACACATGGACACCTTTGCCGACTCGCTTATCGGTACCGCTCCGCTCCCTTGGTACCCGCGTAATGGCGAGCATGGGGCCTTTGCTTGGCAAGATGAGGACGACAGCGGACTACGCCGTTATATAGAGAGGGTGCTCAATTTTAAAACCAAGGACACGATAGAGGACGCGCTCGTACAGACGGCTCTAAAAAACAGCTTTAACCCTGTGACTGATTATTTAGGTGGCTTGGAGTGGGATGGTGTTAAGCGCTTGGACACCCTTTTTGTTGATTATTTAGGTGCCTTGGACACCGTCTACACACGAGCGGTCGCGCGTAAGTCGTTTGTGGGTGCCATTTCCCGGGTCATGCGCCCAGGGATTAAGTACGATACAATGCCTGTCCTAACAGGAGATCAGGGTTTAGGCAAGTCGACGCTCATTAGCAAGATGGGGCAAGCGTGGTTTACGGACGCCATCACGTCTTTTGAGGGCAAAGAGGCGTCTGAGCTCCTGCAAGGCATATGGCTGGTGGAGATAGGTGAGATGAGTGCCTACAATAGATCAGACCTTAATATCATCAAGGGCTTTTTGACACGGACCGAGGACCATTACCGGGCATCTTATGGCAAGCGGGCGCAAAAGCATCCTAGACGATGTGTATTTTTTGGCACGAGTAATCGTGATGACTACTTGAGAGATGTCACAGGAGGCCGTCGTTTTTGGCCCGTGGATGTGGGATTACAACAGCAGATTAAAAAGATATTCCGTGATCCTAAAGACCCACCGGGTACTATTTATCTAGTTGATGAGGTGGATCAGATATGGGCAGAGGCGATGCTGTATTGGCGCTTGGGTGAGCCTTTGGTATTAACAGGCGAGGCAGCTGAGGAGGCTGAGCGACAGCAAGAGGGACACCGTGAGCAGGACCCGCGCGAGGGGCTCATACGGGCATTTGTAGAGCGCCCGGTACCTATAGGTTGGCAAAAACGTGACATCAGGACACGTAATCTCTATTGGTCGAGTGAGGTTGGCAAAGGTGGCGTACAAACAGAGCCTCGCGATCGTATATGCGCTGCCGAGATTTGGGAGGAGTGCCTTGGGGAGCGCACGAGTCGCATGAGGCGATCAGACACTGCAGCGATCAACGACATCCTAGGCGGATTAGATGGGTGGATTAAAAACAAGGACGTAGGGAGATATGGGCCCTACGGAAGAATAAAAGGGGGCTATGTCAGGAGGTAAAAAACGTTCACTTTGTGTGTTCACCTTCTATGGATTTTGTTCACCTTGTAAATTTTGGAAGTGTTCACCTTGTTCACCTAATAAAACGCAAAAGTGAACGGACTAAGTGAACAGAAAAACCCTTGATATACAAGTACTTATACTACTTTGTTCACCTTGTTCACCTTAATATTATATAAGTAAATAAATAGGTAAATTAGATAGATTAGGGGATTACCTAAAGCGCCTAAATCGCCTAATTAATAAAAAGACACGCGCACAGCCGTGCGGGCGCGCGATTATACAAAAATAAGATTATAAAGTCAAGATATATTTTTTGTTGCAAAGCCATTTGGCTACTCAAAAGAGGGCAACCAATAATTACGGATGGAGGGGTAATCAATGAGAGAGCGAGACATAGAGACTTATTTACGCAGTAGCGTCCATGCTACAGGGGGCAAGGCGTACAAATGGACGTCCCCGGGTAACGCAGGGGTGCCTGATAGGATTGTGATCTATCCGGGTAACCGTATTTACTTTGTGGAGCTTAAAGCGACAGGGCAAAAGCCAAGGCCTCTACAGCGTAAACAGATAGGGGACTTACACGTCTTAGGTTGTGATGTACGTGTCATCGACAGCAAAGAGGCCGTTAAGGCTTTTGTGGAGGAGGTAAGATCGCAATGAGATACGAGCCACATGCCTATCAGCAGTATTGTATTGAGCGCGTGATACATCAGCCAACTCTTGGGCTGTTGTTGGACATGGGCTTAGGTAAGACTGTCATTACATTAACAGCGATTGCCGATCTCAAGTACAACCGCTTTACTGTACGTAAGGTACTCGTCATCGCCCCAAAAAAAGTAGCCGAGGCGACATGGCAAAAAGAGGCGTCTAAGTGGGATCACCTTGGGCTCTTACGGTTTGCAACGGTCCTAGGGTCACCCACTAAGCGTATCCGGGCGCTTAACACGCCAGCGGACATCTATGTCACCAACCGGGATAATGTTGAGTGGCTCGTTGACTACTATGGGCGGGAGTGGCCTTTTGACATGGTGGTCGCTGATGAGTTTAGTAGCTTTAAAAACCCAACATCCAAACGCTTTAAAGCTCTCAAGCGCATACGTCCACGGATTAAACGGTTTATTGGTCTCACCGGGACACCCGCCCCTAATGGACTCTTAGACCTATGGGCACAAGTGTACTTGTTAGACAACGGCTTGCGACTAGGGATGCGGCGTGAGAGCTTCCGCGAGCGGTTTTTTGACCCCGATAAGCGCGACCGTGAGCGCATTTACAGCTACAAGCCTAAAGATGGGGCGGACTCAAGTATCCGACAGATGATCGGTGGTCTCTGCATCAGCATGCAAGCTGAGGATTACTTACAGCTCCCCGACTTGATGACCAATACGGTCCCTGTCAAGTTGGATAGCGAGGCGCAAAAGGCATACAACAAGTTAGAGCGCGAGATGCTCCTAGAGGTCGATGAGGCGACGATTGATGCAGGCTCCGCAGCTGTCCTTACCGGTAAGCTCCTGCAATTGTGTAACGGGGCAGTGTACGACGCAGAGCGACAGGTCATCGAGATACACAACAACAAGATTGCGGCCTTTATGGAGCTCATCGAGGGCTTAGCAGGACAATCGGCTTTAGTCTTTTATAATTTCCAGCATGACAGGGTGCGCTTGCAAAAAGCGTTAAGTAAGACGTCCTTACGTGTCAGAGAGCTTAAGACACCGCGCGATCAAGTCGACTGGAATAATCGTGAGATCGATATCTTACTCGCCCACCCGGCATCCGCAGCTTACGGGCTTAACCTCCAACAAGGTGGGAGACACGTCGTATGGTTTGGACTTAATTGGTCCTTAGAGCTCTATCAGCAGGCTAATAAGCGCTTGCACCGACAAGGTCAGACCGATACCGTCTTTGTCCACCACCTCGCCGTTGTGGGTGGCACAGATGAGGACGTTGTTAGGGCGTTAGACAGCAAGACCGATACACAGGATCAATTACTATCGGCCCTTAAAGCACGGATTGACAAAGCAAAAACGACGGGGAGGTGATGGACATGGGGGAGCCGTGGAGAGGACAACTGATCGAGCAGTATACCATCACTAAGCATGAGCTAGAGGCATACAGACACGCGCTACGTCAGAGCGTGCCACCAGATAAATCAATAGATCAAGACACTTTAGATACGTTATCTACACTAGGCAGGATGATCGCTGACTTGCAGTATGGCATGACGTGGATGCGGACAGGCAGAGAGCCAGGATCACGTCGAGGGGCGGAGAGACGATCAGCGTATGAGCAAAGTATCATCATGGACACGGACCTCTTCCCGTCTCTGATGGTCGAGCCGGATGATGAGCTATCTAACGATGATAGGCGTCGGATCACTGAGGTACTCCTGCTGTTAACTGATAGAGAGAGACAAGTGTATATCCTCAGCAAGGCCTATAACCTGAGTCAACGAGAGATAGCGGCAGAGCTTAATATATCAAGGCGTAGAGTAAGAGATTGTTTGCGTATGGCAGATAATAAAATTAAAAACGCGCCCACTTCACGCCCTTTTGCCCACTATAGGTGAGAGGGTTTTTTTTTCTTTGAGTTTTTCTGCGACATTACCTACAACCTAGGGCGTCCTTAGACGCCCACTTTTTTTAGTGTTGATGTACCAAGGGTTTATGGCGGTTTTGTAGCCCACTTGTAGCCCTTTTGCCCACTATAGGTGAGAGGGTTTTTTTTGATTTAGAACCGTCATTTTTTGTAAAGTTTCACCGACAATTGAAGGCGTCTAAGGACGCCCACTTTTTTTACAAGGCGGCAGTAACATCGTTTTTGGTTATGTCTTCTTGTACGCCATTTTTAACCCTGATATACGATCTTGATCCTTTGTCGCAAACGTCGTATAATCCGTCTTCCAACAGCCATTTTCCGTTTTCGGTGGCGCTGATAAATTTGCGAGCAAAACCGTATTGCGCATCCTTACCTTTGATTTGAGCGACCCATGACTTATGGTTACGGTGGGTGTCGATGGTCAAGATCGCTTTTTTTCTTGGTTGGATTTCCTTTAATTCACCCTTGTTAATCAAAAACATCTTAACGGTTGACTCAAAATGTACCTCGATTAGGTAGTTGTCATAACGTAGTTGATAGGTTTTTGTTGGACTTGATTTTGGGGATAGCTTAAACATTGTTGGATTAGATTTTTTGTTGGCGTAGTCTTGCTTTGTTTCGTAGTAATTTACACCGATAACGCCTTCTTTTTTGATTGTTACTAAAAGGTGAGTATCCTCTACAGATGTGCTGACAATTAAGTTGTTGATCTTGATGTCTTTCCAAGCCATTTTAAGTGCGACTGCAAAGTATTGTTTTACGTTTCCACCAAATTTTACTTGACCTTGCTTTGCGATTTCCCAAGCTTTCACCATTACGTTTTTCATTTTTAAAACATCTCCTTTTTTCGATTGCTTAACCTTATATTATTATTATATAATATTATATTATTAATGTCAACAGGTTTTAAAAAAGTTTTTTAGATTTTTTCAGGCGGTGAGTGCGATGACAAAACTAACACCCAAACAACAAAACTTTATAGATTTTTATATCGAGCTAGGCAACGGCACGGAGGCGGCAATCAAGGCGGGCTATAGCGCCAAGACAGCGAGGACCATCGCAGCTGACAATTTGGCAAAACCGTACATCAGGGAGGCAGTCGATGCGCGTTTAGCCGAGCTCCAGAGCGCCCGCATTGCCGATCAACGAGAGATTTTAGAGTACCTGACGTCCATCATCCGAGGTGAGCAGACGGAGCAGGTCCTACAAGGCACAGGCGGCGGTGCTCAAAAAATAAGTAAGATGGCTGTAAACGCAGCTAATCGTGTGAGAGCCGCTGAGCTCCTAGGCAAACGGCATGCGCTGTGGACAGATAAGCAGCAGATTGAGGGTACGGTGCCCGTGACGATTGTCAATGATCTCGACGATTAACGTCAGTCTCAAGGATGTTGTTGGCAGCGGCTATAAAGACTTTTGGGAGTTTGAGGGCAGATATCGCGTGGTTAAGGGCGGTCGTGCCTCCAAAAAGTCAACGACCACAGCGCTTAACCTCATTACGCGTATGATGGCTTACCCGCTTGCCAACACGATGGTTATCCGTAAGGTGTACAAAGACCATAAAGACTCGACGTATGCACAGCTCAGATGGGCGATTGCGCGTCTCAAGGTCTCCCACCTATGGGAGGCACGTTTAAGCCCGTTAGAGATACGGTACAAGCCCACAGGGCAAAAGATATTGTTTAGGGGCATGGATGATCCTTTGTCGCTGACCTCCGTTACTGTGGAGGTTGGTTTTTTATGTTGGGCATGGCTTGAGGAGGCGTACCAGCTGCTTAGTGAGGACGCTTTTAACAAGCTTGACCTATCCATACGTGGTGACATGCCAGCAGGCTATTTTAAGCAGATAACGCTTACCTTAAATCCCTGGAATGATAAGCATTGGATTAAAAAGCGCTTTTTTGACAACCCAGACCGCCGCACGATGGCTAAAACAACTAACTACTTATGCAATGAGTTTTTGGGCGAGGACGATCGCCTGCTGTACGCTGACCTTAAAGCCAACAACCCAAGGCGTTACAAGATTGAGGGGCTCGGCGAGTGGGGCGTTGCCGAGGGGGTCATTTTTGATAATTGGCGAGAGTTTGCGTTTGACAAGGCTGACATCGCTAAGCGGCAAGGTATACGGTCGGCGTTTGGGCTTGACTTTGGGTATACGGTCGACCCCACAGCGTTATCGTGCGGTCTTATCGACCTTAAAAACAGAGAGTTGTTTTTGTTTGATGAGCTGTATAAGCCTGGGCTCCTCAATAACGAGATCGCTAGCGAGGTTAAAAACATGGGTTACAGCAAAGAGCTCATTATCGCCGATAGCGCAGAGCCTAAAAGTATTGTGGAGCTTAAGCGTTATGGTTTGCGACGTGTCAAAAAAGCCCAAAAAGGTCCAGATAGCATCAAAAACGGCATACAGTTTTTGCAACAGTTTAAAATCTTTGTCCACCCGTCATGCACAAACTTTGCTATGGAGTTGGGTAACTATGTGTGGGCTAGGGACAAGTCAGATCGATTAATCAACAAACCTGTTGATGAGTATAATCACTTGCTTGACGCTTTGCGTTATAGCGTCGAGCCGTATCGTAGGATGGTGAGATTATGAGAGAGTACATTGCGCTAATAAATAAAAATGGCATTACGCCTGCGATCGTCTCGCAGATGATCGACGACCACAAAGACGAGCACGATAAGACGCTCGATCTCTATGATCGCTATAAGGCTAGTGTTAAGGGTGTGCCTATCCTAACGCGTAACGCTATCGACTATGCGACGGCGGATTTTGAGACTGATCGGATTACACGGATTGATAACAAGGTCAACAACCGCATTAACAATGCGTTTGATGCGGATATCGTTGACACCAAAGTCGGTTATTTGTTTGGCCATCCGATTGGCTATAAGGCTGAGCAGGAGAGCTTGCAAACGCTCGTCAGCGATTTTAACACCCGTAGCGATGCTGAGGACGCCGATAGCGAGCTAGGCAAAAAGGCTGCGATATGTGGCTATGGGGCACGACTCTTATACATTGACACGGATGGCAAGGAGCGCATTGCCAACGTGGACCCATGGGAGGCGATTTTGTTATCTGAGACAGACATCACAGAGCCCACATACGCCCTGCGCTATTACACCGTCTATGACTGGGATAATGGCAGCAAGATCAAAAAGATACGCGCAGAGTTTTACGACGCCGAGCATTATACGATCTATGAGTCTAGCGATGACGCGACATTTACGCTGTTAGATACCAAAGTGCACACCTTTGGCTACTGCCCGCTGTTTGGCGTGCCCAATAACGAGGAGACCAAAGGGGACGCCGAGAAAGTCCTTGAGCTTATTGACGCCTACGATCGCACGTTGTCGGACGTTAACAACGAGATTGAGCAGTATCGCCTAGCGTACCTCGTCCTCAAAGGCGTAGGTGTGGATGCGGAAATACTTAAAGAGCTTAAACAAAGCGGCGTTATGTCCTTTATGGAGCCAGAGGACGATGCGTTTTATTTGACAAAAAATGTCAACGACGGTCTCATCGAAAACCATCTTGGGCGCTTAGAGGACAACATCCTACGCTTTGCTAAGTCCGTTAATTTTAACGACGAGGCGTTTGCAGGCAACATAGCAGGCGTCGCCATGAAATTTAAGCTCTTGGCGCTGGAAAACAAGTCGGTCACGATGGAGCGTAAGATGACGGCTGCTTTGCGGTATCAGTTTAAGGTCTTGTGCTCAGCATGGCAAAAACGAGGGCTAGCGCAAGCGGACGATTATCTCACGCTTACCTTTGCGTTTAAACGCAATCTCCCTGTTAACGTCCTCGATGAGGCGCAATCAACCGCTACGCTGAGAGGCAATGTGAGCGAGGAGACACGGTTATCTTTGTTATCGTTTGTGGATGACGTGCAGGATGAGCTTAACCGTATGGAGGATGAGGCGCTACGGTTTGCGCCTCCTGTAGACGATGAGGAGGCTAATGAGAGCGAGGAGGATGTTGGTAATGGATCCTCGGAATCAGAGTGAGCTTAATAAGATGCTTGATAAGCTGATATCTCAAGCTGAGACGGAGATTGAGGCAATTTACTTGCAACGGGTTAAGAGCATACGCCAAGAGATCCAAGCCATGTATGACAAATACGCCGTCAAGGGCGTGCTTACCCTTGCAGACATGACCAAATTTAACCGTCTTGCTAACTCTCTAAAAGCCATCAACCGTGAGATATCGCAAGCGCAAAAAGAGGCGTACCGCGTCGCTCAAACCACCATGGAGCAGCAATACTTACAAAACTACTTTAGGAGCGCGTACTTGTTTGAGTTTGAGGCACAGCAAGATATGGGCTTTGGGGTGATTACACGCGCAACATTAGAGGCGGCCATTGCTAACCCGGTGGACAAGCTTAGACTGCCAGCGCTCTTGCAGCGTAACCGAGCAATTGTTATCGCTCGCATTAAGGCAGAGATACAGCAAGGCTTGCTTGCTGGTGCGTCGTATTTTGAGATGGCTGATCGTATTAAACAGGTTGTGGCTATCGACATGCGCAAGGCAAAGGCAACCGCACGGACAGAGGCACACAGGGTACAAGTGGAGGCACGTCGTCAAGCGGCGGAACAAGCCTCTGAGCACGTTACGCTAGATAAAGTTTGGGATGCCACGCTGGACTTGCGGACACGACCCGCGCACAGATTACTAGACGGTATAAGTAAACCGATGGGCGGATTGTTTAGCTCCATAACTGGAGCGATAGGTCCACAGCCGGGCATGATGGCTAATCCTGCCGATGATATTAATTGTCGGTGCTCGCTCATCTATCGTATCAATGGGCGTAATCCAGAGATACGTCGTGAGCGTTTGGACAACGGCAAGACCAACGTTATCCCATACCTCACCTATGAGGCGTGGTATAAAAATCGTATTAAAAAGTAGGTGAGACCATGATAAAGGTGGATGTAGAGACTAATGACGATGGGTACATAAAAGTCGAGGTACAAGGGCATACGGACCCTAAGGTGTGCGCCATTGTCTCAGCGCTCATGCAGTCCAATGTGCGTACGCTGCAAGAGCTTGCTAGCCAATTGCCTGATAACTTGCAGGTGGGTGTAGTCATAACTTGACCTAAGCATGTCGTTAAAAGGCTTACGATCTCTAAAATCAACATAATGTAGGCGCCACCACCCAATGGCGTTAACAGTTGATTATCATCAAATCATCTTAATTATAGGTTAACTCGCAGGCTTGTACTGTGAGGCGACCGAGACCTAAGCATGTCTTAAAAAGGCTTATTTTTTTATACTCAAAATGACTTGCAGGCTTGTACTGTAAGGCTAGGAGGATACGATAATGCAACAACAAAAACCACTAAAGTTAAACCTTAAACAGTTTGAGGAGGCTATTAATCTAGACTCCGTTAAAAAGTTTTTGACCGACAACAAGGATAATGAGGACATCAAAGCCTATCTAGTTGAGCTATCAGCGCCTAGCGTAGATAAGGTTAAGGCGTTTTTGGAGACAGATGCAGGTAGACAGTTGACCAAGCCCATAGTCGATCACTACAACACAAAAGCGATTGAGACGTGGAAAGCAAATCATTTACAAGATCTGGTCGATGAAGAGGTCAAAAAACAAAACAAAGATAAGTCTCCAGAACAGCTAGAGATTGCAAAGCTGCAAAAGAAAATCGAGGACGCTGAGGCAGCACGTACGCACGAGGCATTAGTAAACAAAGCCATGAAGGTAGCCAAGGAGAAGAATCTACCTGATGGACTGATTGACTTTTTTGTCGGATCGGACGAGGAAGCAACGCTTGCTAACCTTGGCACACTTGAAGACCGCTTTAATGCGGCGGTTAAGGAGCAAGTGGACGCCAAATTTAAAGAGTCCGGACGCACAGTGTCTAAAGGATTACCAGAGTCCGGAGGCGCCGGAAAGATCGACGTCACCAAGCTAGCAGCAGAGGCGAGAATAATCAAATAGAGGAGTGTGCTACATGACAGTTTTACTTAAGCTTAATTTACAGCAATTTAAAGCCGACCCAGATAACGTGTTACTACAAGACGCTGTAACGGGTCAGGTACCCTTTACTCAAGGAGAGTTAATCCTAACGCAGTTTATGCAACAATCCACCATTGCGCAATTAGCGCAACATGAGGAAATGACTGCACCAGTCAAAACATTTACTTATTTAGCTGAGGGACCTGGCGCTTACTGGGTGTCAGAGACGGAACGTATCCAAACATCTAAAGCTAAATGGCTAACAGCTAGGATGGAAGCCCACAAAGTTGGGGTTATCATACCTGTATCAAAAGAGTTTTTGCGATACACATTGACTAACTTTTTTAACATGATTCGCCCAGCTATTGTTGGGGCGTTTGCTTTAAAAGTCGATCAATCATCTTTGTTTGGGGCCAGTGATTCTCCGTTTGTTACAGGTACGTCCGTTTGGGAGCGCATCCAAGCAAGTGGCAACGCTGTACCTTTGAGTGATGACTTGTACAACGACCTTAACAGGGCTATCGGATTAATAGAGGCGGTCGACGGAAACCCAAATGGGTTAACTACGACTCGACGTTTTAACCAAAACTTGCGTGGTGCTAGAGATACAACTAATAAACCAATCTTTAACGATGCGCGGCAGGGGGCAACAGCTGAGGCGTTAGGCCTACCTATTGGCTATGCAAACGCCGAGTCTTGGGATTTTGCCAAAGCGCTCTTGATGACGGCTGATTGGAGCTACGCACGTTACGGTGTACTACAAGACATTGAGTATGATATTTCAACAGATGCCACATTAACTACCATAACGGATGATGGCGATGACAGTTTGTATAACTTGTTTGAGCGTGACATGTTTGCCTTGCGTGCGACGATGCACGTTGGTTTTATGACGCTTAAAGACGGGGCTTTCGCAGCGATAACGCCTGCTAGCGCTGGCACAACTGAGACGATTAAAACGTTATCAGTAACACCTAAGCAACCAGATAAAGAGCAAGAAGGCAAAGAGCAAGAAGGCAACACTGACGGTGTTGTTGAAGCCGTTATTAGCAATTTACAAAACGGTGTGGCTGTAGACGAGGATGACCTTAAAGAGCTCACCAACGACCAGCTTAAATTTATTTGCGATACGCTCTCCGTAGAGTACGCAGCTAAAGCAACTAAAGCTGATCTTATCAGCCTCATTTTAGGTTAATAAATAGGGTGGTGCAAGACATGGATGTGGATGAGGTTAAAAAGCTCATAGGGATAACCACTACAAAACACGACGTGTATTTGACAGCTACGATACCGCTCCTCATAGATTTTGTGCGACAGTATTGTAGGCAGTCTTTTACGGGCAAAGATGGCAACGACGCTTTACCAGGCGGTGTTAAGCTCTTTATCGCTAAAGCAGCTGAGTACAACATGCAAAAAGCAGGGGTAACAAGTCGGTCCATGGGGGATGTGTCCCACTCTTTTTACGTTGACTTTCCGGAGTCGATTAAAACGTTGCTACGCCCGTACAAAAAGGTGGGATTTGTCCGTGGATGAGTACCCGCACACCGTCGCCTTTCAACAGGCCGTTAACACACGAGACGAGGGAGGCGGAGTCGTTAAGACTTGGCAGGATGTTATGACGATTGAGGCGTTTGTAGACCCTCTTACAGGTAATCAGCTCTATCAAGGTATGCAACAAGACAATCCTGTTAACCTTGCTATCTACTACCCCTATCAAGATGGCATTACAACAGATATGCGTGCGTTATGGGTCGACCGTGACCAGATTATCACTATCCAATCCAAGCCTATCGACCAAGGTGGGCAAGGCGAGGTTTATCGCCTAAATGGACTCTTGCCATGAGTCCGAGGATAGGCATTGAGGGGCATGGGTTTCCCAAGTTTGAGCGAGAGATCAACAACTTTACCAACGACATGATACGTGGTATTAAGCGTGTGATCGCTGAGACAGCAGAAATGCTTGTCTCACAAGCGAAAACCCTTGCTCCCGTCGACACAGGGAATCTTAAAAACTCTATTGGCGCACGGTACTTTGATGATGGATTAAGCGCTGAGGTGTCAGTAGGCGCAGATTATGCTTTATACATTGAGTTTGGCACGGGCATTTATGCCCTATCTGGCAACGGCAGAAAAACCCCATGGGTGTACTTTGATAAAAAACGTAGGCAATATGTCTACACACGAGGACATGCAGCACAACCTTTTTGGGCGCCTAGTTACGTACGTGCTGTGCGACATTTTACAAATGCACTAAACAAGATTTGAGGGATGACTATGACCATGCGGACATCTATATGGCCTTTGCATAAGGCGATCTATGCGCGCTTGCAACAAGATGAGGCAGTATTAGAGAGAGTAAGCGGCGTCTACGACTTTGTAGATAAAAACACAGCGTTTCCATACATCGTGGTGGGTGATCCTACCATTTTGCCTTTTGAGACTAAAACATCCTACGGCGAGGATATTACGCTTGTCGTCCATTGCTTTAGCCAATACAACGGCAAAAAAGAGGCCTATGAGATCCTGAACCTTGTCTTGCAATCTTTGTCTAGCAAAAAGCTAGAGCTAGGTTTTGGGTTTAGAGTCATTGATTTTAAGCTTGACCAGATACAAGTCTTTGAGGACATAGACAACACGACAAAGCATGGCGTGGTAACCCTACATTACTGGATTAATAACGAATAAAGGAGTGATAAGTATGACAAAAGTGCCTTTTAACGTATTTAACGATAAGTTGTTGCGTCTAAACATGCGACAATTTGCTGATACTACAGGACCTGTCCAGCCAACAAGAGGCAAAGACGTCCTCTACTTTGTGCAGTCGGTTAACGCCTCGATCGGTGCTGATGCGTTACTGCCAGGGCAACAGACAGAGGGCGGATGGACGGTCGAGGGCGACCTGATCGACGAGCAAACCAAAACAGGGCGTATTGTCGACTATGGTACAGATACAGAGAGCATCGAGTTAACCCTCTACGAGGTTAAAAGCGATGAGGGGCAAGCAGCACTCAGGGAGGCTAAGGCTAAACACCTTAAGGTTAAAGTATGGCGGGTGACCGTAGCGCCTCTTAATGCTAACGGCATGCACGACGCATATTTTAGTTATGCGGTTGTTGAGAGCATCGAAACATCAGAGAGCGATAGTTTTGTTGAGCTGACGGTATCCTTGCAGATCGACGGATCATCCCAAGCAGGAGAATTTCCCAAAATCCCAGAAGATGTTCTGGCACAAGCGCAATACCCTTATGAGCTACCAGGTGAAACAGGTGTTGACGATGGTAGCGGTGATGGTAGTGGGGGAACAGGTGGCGATGACACCGTCAATTCAGAGGCTACCACAGCACCAAAAACGGCAGCTAAAAAAGCAAAAGAACAAAAGGTGGGCGTTTAACGCTCGCCTTTTTACATACCTAAAAACAAGGAGGCCAACGTATGCCACAAGTAACCCTAAGCCAGCTAATTAAGAGCATGCAAGAGGATTTGCACGATCATGGGGATGTACCCGTCTATTGTTACCAAAAGCCTGGAATGGTAACTGAAGTAGAGTCGCTTAATGATGGGGTTTACAAGATATACCACACTAAATCAGGCGGTTTGTCATATCGAGAATTGACTGTGCCAGATGACCAATTATATGACGCTGACCTAACTAAACCTATTACGAAAGGATTTGTATAAATGCCACATTTAACGATTAAAGGCGAGGATTTTCAGGCGCGTACAGATTTTAAATTTGAACGCATGGCAAACGATAAATACAACACTGAGGAAGACGGTCAAAAGATAGGTGGCTTTATGTCCATCTATTTACGTTTGCTACAGTTTGAAAACGAGGCAATTGTACAATTTTGGGATTGCGCACTCGCCCATTATAAAAAAGATAAGCCGATTGTGGAAGACATCGAAGAAGCCCTTTATTCACGCATTGAACAGGATGGCGACACGGAGAAACTATTGCAAGAAGCCTTTACGACACTGGATAAATCGGGTTTTTTCTTGAAACGAGTCAAAAGCATTTGGAAGGACTTCGCAGCGACTCCGGAAACCAAGAAGAACGAGACGGAGGAACAGAAAGTAGCAAGGGAAGAACAGGAGCAGACAGCAAAAATCATGCAAGACAGGAGAAGCGAGTTACTCCTATAGATTATAACCAAATATACCAAGATGCGGCACAGTATCTAGGGGTATACGACAACGACATTATTTTAAGTTGGACACCTAATGAATACCGTGCCAAGCTCAAAGGCGCTCAACATGCAGAGGTAAACAGACTAGAGCTTGCGGCGGTTTCCGCTATCATGCAGTCCCGGGCTAACAACGAGAGTAGGATATCTGTCAAAAGACTCTATAATGCTGACCATGCCCACAGGCTCATAGATGATAACGGGGAAGATAAGAAAGCACAGGCAATGGTGCGCCTTGCGCAAGCTGTAAAAGGGTTTGATGCCGCATTTAGGTCTAGAGGAGGGTAGGCGATGAATAAGCGTCTCACAGCCATTATACGCGCACGAATCACAGATTTTAAGAAAAAAATGGCAGAGGTCAAAGCGATATCAGAAGCCTCCGCCTCTAGCATCACTAAAAGAGTGGATGCGAATACACGTAACTTTACACGTAAAATGGCTAAAGTCAAAAAAGAAGAAGATTTACAAAGAAAACGATCACCTGTCCTAATCGCCATAGAAGCCCGAACGCAAAAATTTACGCAGGGGATAAACAAATCAGCGCATATCCTACAATCTTTCGCTATACTTGGGCAGCACACTATAGGAGGAGTGCTTACCTCCGTCTTTTCGGCGGGCATACCCGTTATCGCGTCTATGGGTACAGCCATCGCATCATTAGGCCCTATACTCGGTGTCGCAGCTGGTGGCGCTTTAGGGCTTGCTTCTGGTTTGGGAGCTGCTAGTGCTGGGGTTCTTGGTTTTGGAGCTGTCGCCATCCCTACGCTTAGCAAAGTGTTTAAAGCGGAAAGTAGCATCAAAAAAGCGCAAGACGCTGTCAACAACGCCGCAACAAATAAAGCTCGGGAAAAAGCGATAGATAAATTAAACGCACAATGGGCGAGCTTGTCTAAATCCGAGGTTACTGCCGTATCCAACTTAGAGAGCTTTAAAGTATTTTGGGCAAACATGACCAAGCAATTTCAGAATCCCGTTTTTGATATTTTTGCGGGAGGGTTGCAAGCTGTCACAACAATCCTACAAAAATCGCAGCCTATTATTGCGGGATCCGTTAAGGCCGTCAACACGTTAGTTAATAGCCTTAACCAATCGCTAAACTCCCCCGACATTGAGGAATTTTTTGAATGGTTGGGGAGAAGTGCAGGCCCCGCTCTCGTGTCCTTTGGTAAAATAGCAGGCAATACGCTACGAGGCATATTTAACCTCTTTGTCGCCTTTGACCCTCTAGCAAAGAACATGGAGACAGGACTGCAAAACCTAACCAAGCGTTTTGCTGAATGGACATCTGGACTCAAGACATCGGACAAGTTTCAGGCGTTTATCACTTACGTTGAAACAAATGGTCCTAAACTGCTAAACATTGTGGGCAATATCACGGACGGCTTAGTGGGTATGTTTACAGGGTTTGCCCCTACGAGTGCCAATATGATAACAGGGTTAGAAAAACTGACGGCTAAGTTTAAAACCTGGGGACAAACGTTATCACAAAACAAAGCGTTTCAAAATTTTATCGATTACGTCCAGACAAATGGCCCGCATGTAATTGCATTGATAGGCAATTTATCCGATAACATATCAGACCTAGCTAAAGGCATGGCACCACTAGGGGCAAGTGTACTCAAAGCGATTAACCATTTTCTAAAGTGGACCGATGCCATGATGGGCGCACATCCGGCGCTAGCTAAGGTTTTAGGTGTCGTTATCTCGCTAACAGGTGCGCTACGAATAGCATTGCCTTTTATCACCACATGGCGCACTGCGTTTGGCACAGGGCAAGACCTACTCAGATTTGCAGATGCCATTAGCGATTTAATAATTAAAATAGGTGAGCTATCCCTAGCAATGATTTCTAGCGCTGATGACTTTATCACTAAGTGGGTGGCTATGGGGGCGGAAGCGACCAAAAACGCAGCTATAGCGGCGGGTGCTTGGGCAAAAACGACAGGTAAGCAAACGGCTCTTGCGGTAGCAAGTATGGCAAAGGCATCAGCTACGTTTATAGCTAAGTGGGTGGCTATGGGCGCAAAAAGCCTTGCTGCTGCCGCACGTATAGCGACAGCTTGGCTTATTTCAATGGGTCCCATCCCTATAATCATAGCGGCCATAGTCGCGCTTGTCGCTTTAGTGGTCCTAAACTGGGGCAAGATAAAGTCTGTTACCATTACAGTGTTTAACGCCGTGTGGTCGTTTATAAAAAAGGTGTGGAACAGTATTAAGTCCGTATTTACGACAGTCGTGGGCGCCATCAAAAACTTTTTATCTAGCGCATGGAATGCGATCAAAAAAGTTACGACAACTGTGTTTACTGCAATCTGGTCCTTTTTAAAATCGATATGGAGCAAGACGGCAGGGTGGATAGCGAGTAAAGCAGAGGCGATATGGTCCAGCATTAAAAGCGCTTGGGATAAAGCAGAAAACTTTTTAAAAAACATCAACCTGGTAACCGTAGGCAAACACATCATTACGGGACTAATAAACGGCATAAAAAATGAAGGAAAGAAGCTATGGGGAACAGTTAAAAGTATAGCGGGGAGCATATCCGATGGCTTTATGCACTTTATGCATATGGGCTCACCTTCTCGCTTAATGCGGGACACAATAGGTAAATGGATTGTGCAGGGTATAGGAATAGGGATGATTAAAAATGTTAAGTCTGTTATCTCGGCAGCGAGGCAGGTATCGCTAGCAGCCACCCCTAATTTAACCGATTTTTCCATGCCACAGACGACAGATGTCAATGGCGGATTGCAAAAGCTAAGGATAGCGTCGAGCTTTTCCAAAAAAACCAACACGCCTGCGCCACAGCCACCACCATCAGATAGCCAAGGCACTAACGGAGGATACGCTATTATCAATATTGGAGGGTACGAGGCGAAAGGTGTCATCACATACATCACAGACGAGCAGGCACGCCAAGAAAAACGTAGCTCGAGATTTGGGGGTCGACGGTGATTACTTTTAACGGTACAAACATACCTAAACTTTTTGGACAAGATGAAGCGGGAAAAGATCGCTTTAGGGTCATTGAGATCACAGGTAGAGGTCCGATGTCGCAAAACACAACACGATTGACGGTACCAGGTCGACCGGGCTCCCTTTATCAATCCAGAGTCAGACCCGAAAGAGTTTTGGGCGTCCGCTTTTTTTTAAAAGGACAAACCCTGGAACGGCTGCAAACACGACTAGATACGCTTAACGATCTGCTAAACGTTGATGGACCCGTACCTATCATTTTTGACGACCAACTCGATCAGACGTTTTTTGGCATTTTAGATGGCACTCCTGACTGGCAAGAGATACAAGACAAAGGGATCGGTACGCTGACGTTTGTGTGCCCTGATCCAAATAAATATGGAGAGGAACAAACACAAACGATCAACGACCCTACAGGTACGACTGAGGGCGCTGACCCTATTATTAACTATGAGGGAACGGCAGAGACATACCCTGTATTTACTGCTCAGGTGCTAACGCCTATCACGATGTTGCAACTGGTCAAAGATGACAGATTTATGCAAGTGGGTGAGCCCGTGGATGTAGACACCATAGAGGCGCCAGAGTATGAGAGCATTTTAGCGGATAACCTATCAAGTTTTGCTAACTGGACAGCGTTAGTAGGCGGCTCAACTCTACCTGATGGTATTGTCGGTGGCGCCATGACCACAGCTAAAAACGCCTCTGGGCAAGCTTTTGCGTTTACCCCGTCGAGCTACGGTACCAATGCTAATGGTTGGGTAGGTCCTGCGGTTAAGCGAGCCTTATCCGAAGCAGTACAAGATTTTAGAGTAGCCATTAACATGAGTGTCCTTAATAAAATGAGTGGTGTCGGTAAAGTCGCCATCTTTTTGGCGGATGACGCCGACAACATTTTTGCCGGGTTGTGGATGGAGGATACAACAGCATCGGTTGATCTTAACCATGCTAGGGTTGCCTTGTTTGACAGCCAACTTAGCAAGCAGTTTTTAATCGACACCACGGGTGAGCGGTTTAATGTGTACAACGATTTTGAGGGGATCCTGCGCTTGGAGCGCAGGGGCAATCAGTTTTTTGCTTACTCGGCTCAAGTGGACCAAACAACCGGGGCGCACAGCGCACGAGATACAGCCCAACCCTTTACGGATGGGGACAACCTCTACAGTGCGCCATTATCGCAGGTTATTATTTACATTGCTAAAGCCAAGGACTATAAAACCTTTACGCAAACGGCTAATGATTTGAGCATAGCTAAGATTAATAGTCTATCAGCTAACCAGGTCCCTTATATCGCTCAGTCAGGGGACATTATCACCTTTGACCATGCAAAAAGCAAGCTGATGCTTAATGGTGATCCTAGTCTCATGCGACAAATAGAGATAGGGTCGTCCTTTTTTAATCTAACCAAAGGACAAAATCTAATAGTCGTTAACCCTGCCGATAGTGTATACGTCGAGGCGGCGTATAGGGAGGCTAAGCTATGATCTACCTACTAGACCGCAACGAGGTCATTATAGATACGTTGGTCAATCCCAGCCAAGATAAATCCTACTATGAGTCACAGATAACAAGTAATATAGACTCCGCCTTATTAACGCTTGATTTTACGACATCGAGTACGGTGTCTTTTGATAACGTATTTAAAGTGATTGCTCAAGACCAAGATGCCATCCCACGTCTTTTTGTTGTATCCGCTATAGATAAATCTAGAAATGACGGCTTATCGCAATCGATACAAGCCGACGCTGACCACATTACGCTAAGCTTTGCCCGGCCCATCGCCCCTACGACCTTAACAGGGGTAACACTCAGAGAGGCTGGAGCGTTTGGCTTACAGGGATTAGGTTGGCAATTAGGCCAGGTTGATCTTGTGGGAGGTTTACATGATGTTGTGGTTAAAGAGTTTTTGGACCCTTTATCGTATCTACAACAGATACAAGATCAATACGGCTGTGTGCTAAGTTTTAGGATAGAGATAGCGGGTAAGACGTTTACACGGTTTGTTGACCTATTAGCCCCCTCAACTGCTTTTAGTGGTAAGGATTTGGTTGTGGGCAAGGACATTACAGGGATTGATCGTAAAGAGGATCGCTCAGAAATCTACGACCGTATGGTAGGGGAAACGTTTGATGATGAAGGCAACGTCATCACGTTTGAGAGCGCTAATGGTGGAAAAAACTATGTTGAAAGTCCCGCGGCTTACGCCGATTGGGCGATGAAGGGCGAACATCGGTATGGTATCCATCAATATCAACCCGAGGATCCGGACGCACCTCTCAACATGCAGAATTTTATCGAAGCGACTCGAGAAGCGCTAGAGCTGGTCAATAAACCGACAGTCTCCTATGAGGTAACAGCCGCTGCACTTGAAACTATCCCAGGTCTAGAGCATGAAAAAGTACGCGTAGGCATGAACGTCCGCATCACAGACGAGGGCTTTGCGCCACCGTTACACCTAACAGCCCAAGTCAAACAAACCGTTATGCCAGAGCTTGATGACCCATCGGGAGAATTTAGTTACACGTTTGGGGACTACCAAGTAGTTAAAGTGAGCACCTCTACCCGCTTAACCGCTTTAGAGGCTCAATTAGCAAAACAGGGGACTGCAATAGGCGGCAAAAGTAACATCACGCAGGGGGATACGCCTCCTAGTAATACCTCTAAGTATTGGCTAGACACCTCTAAAAATCCTGGTCTACTCAAACATTATGACCCGCAAAAACAAGAGTGGGTCCAAGACTCGATAACAAACTTTGGTGATATGTTGGGCAAGATCATCAATGACCAAATTGCTGATGGCGCTGTGACGGCAAATAACATAGCCGTTGCTAACCTATCAGCGATAGAAGAGAACGTCGGCCATTTAAAAGGCGGAATACTAGAGGCCGTTAGCATAATCGGCAGTATCCTAGAGTCCGTATCCTCAGACGGTAGTACGATGATAACGCTGCAAGACGGCGTTTTTGCGTCGTACGATGATAACGCTAGGATAGCACAAGTAGACAGGTTTGGTTTTAATATATACAACCAAACAGATACACTTGTAGGAGGGATAAGGAACGCCGTCAACATAGATGATACGTCCGTAAGTGGGATAAACCTACGAGGTAATAAGGATTTTATCTCCCTAGGTTTTAGCGTTGACGAGGGAGAGGATGAAAGTACTGTTTGGCAGTACTTAGATAAAAACGCCGGAATTACTACGTTGATTGGTGGTAATATACCAGATAGCGATCAGGGACGTTTGCAACTAAGATCAACTAATATAGGTGGCACTGCCAATGGATTAGTGGCTCGCGTTGATATAAATCATTACGACGACGATACAGCAAAATGGCGAGGCGTCACTGTCCAAACAGGAATGGATAACCAGCGCCCAGGGGAGGCAGGGTTTAGGACAGGGTTTGAGGTTTTCCAATATCTGGGTCAAGGAACTGGTGCTAACAGGCAATTACTTAAAATAGATACGGATGATAGTACAAAGTTATCGTACACTCTACTAAATACCGATCAAGCGATCATTAAATCTGGAGATAGCTCACAAAATAGAGTCTTGGGTCTTGCCCTAGACACATCTATAACAGGGATTATGGGCAATGTTGATACAAACCCTTTGACTTATATAGGTAGGTTTACAATGACTATGCCTGCTGGTGCCACACAAACTAGTGGCACTTTTAATTTTAGCGGTGCTAGACGTATTTGGGCAGTCCTTATCCAACCCACAGACGCAAACTCCACGCTCTACAACGGGAGGGCTTATCAAATATCAAAATCTGGATGGGTGACACACATGGGCCGTGCGGATGGGCAAACAGTAGGGAGCAGTGTAGCGATAACTATGCAATACGTTGTGTATTATGAGGCTACTTAAGAGGAGGAGTAATAGTGGGCGACGTAAAAGAATCAACCATGAAGGACAGAGGATCTTGGATGACTGGTTTAGACGTGTCGCTGGACGGTAACACGATTAACGTCACAAAAGGCACCTACACGGATGTAAAATTGGATGGTAGCAAAGATACTACATCTTTAGAGGCTACGAGTCTTGAGTTAATCCCTGATGACACGTATCTCGCATCCTACGGGTTATTTATTGTGTGCGAAGATGGTGTGGTTAAATACTCTACAAGCAGATACGTACAATTTTTAGGTGATACAACAGCGCCATATACGGGGGGTGGCATGCCTTTAGTCAATTTTATACAAGCATCTATCACCGTTGACGGTCAGATCGAAGTCGAAGTCGTGAGAATAGAGGAGGATGACTCTCCTCCCCCAGAACCCGAAATCCCACCTGATGCTCCGCCATCAGCGCATAAAAGTTTCCACATGTCGTTAAAAAGAAAGGGGTGAAAGCTAAATGGATAAAGAGATCGATAAAGCCGTAGTCATAGCATCTCTAAAAGGTATAATAAGCGACTTGAGCGAACTTATAGCTATAAGGGACGCCGTCATACGATCGAAAGATGACTTGATCGCCGAGCTGACAGGAGAGGCTAAGGCTCCACCAGTAAAAGTTGAGTCAAATGATAAAGGGGCGCAAGTGTTAGAGGGCAAATAAAGCCCTCCTTAAAATTGTCAAATGAGGTGTCAATTATGGGAGACGGTGAGCAATGGTATAGCAACAAAGACCTTTATGAGAAAATTAATATTTTAAGAGAAGAAATGCAAAAAACGATTACTGTCATAAAACAGTACAACGGTCTCCGTGAAAAAATTGAAGAGGTCAACATTGAAGTAGGGGCGCTCAAAGCGAAAGCTATGGAGCGCTCTTCTATTTTGGATTCTGTCCGCCAATGGGGTGGATGGCTTTTTGCTTTTATAACATTGATAGTTTTGCTTTATAAAACATTTTAAGGAGAGTGATTAGCATGACAGCAGTACAAGCGATTGATTGCGCAACCAAATTAACTAACTCTGTTATAAATACACTTAAAAAAAACGGCGTTAAAACGGTCGTAAGGTATCTTGTTGATCCAAACGGTCCATCAGCCTGGAAAGCTCTTACTGCACAAGAGGCTAAACTATTATCTAGCGCAGGACTTGAGATCGTGAGCGTGTATGAGACTGCACCGACAAGTGTTAAGTATTTTAAAGAGGGACAAGGTGTGACAGATGCTAAAAACGCTATGACATGTGCTAAAGGCGTTGGACAACCCAATGGGTCGACTATCTATTTTGCAGTAGATTACGACGCTAAACCAGCGCACATATCAACTATCACAGCTTACTTTGGAGAGATCAAGTCAACGCTTAAGGATTATAAGATTGGCGTGTATGGC